TTCCGTTTGATTGGGTATAGGTTATTCCATCGGCAGTTACATTTGAATCATAGCCATACGCAGTATAGTTATCCTCATCAAAGATATCGTACTCGGCAGAACTTGCAGTGCTGTCTGCTGTAGTAGTGATTGATAGGTATCCACTACCAGGAGTTATTATATTGCCACCGACTTTAAGATTATCTTGTATATGTAGTTGTTCTTCTGGATTGGTAATGCTTATGCCGATTTTGTTGGCACTAGCATCAACAAAAAACATATGCGTATCGGTATCGCTTTCTATTCTTGTATCAATGCTATCGCCATCCTCATTAATAATAATTCCAGAACCAAATGTGCTAACTGTTCCTGTTGCTCCTGCTACTACTAGACCACCGTCGCCTTTTGGATTAACTTCTACATCAATATCTGTATCTGAACCTGTAGCATTGAGTTCTATTCCATTTGCAGTCGATGCATTAGCTATCTCCAAATAATTGACAGCACTAGCTACGCTATTCAAAGAAAATCCCTCATTGTCATTTGAATCATAAAAATATGTAGGATTATCCGTAAGCTGAAGATGATCCCATATAATACATTTACCATGCATATCTATTTCATCATCTGTAGTATCTACAGTAAAAACAGGCGATGCTCCTGCTTGATTTATTCTAAATGCAACAGAGCTGTCAAATTGCAACATAAAACCATCATTGCTTGCAACACCAAACTCAAGGACAGTATCATCATCTGTGCCTGCGTTATTAACGCATCGAATATAATGTGCGTTTACATCGTAGTCATCGGCATACTTCAAATCTAATAAGAATGTATCACTTGTTACATCGGCAGTTGTATTGCTAATAGTTAAAACACTCCCACCATTGAGAGTGCTTGTCCAAGTATTTGTATATCCTGCAAAAGCTATTGTACTATTGGCATCGGGATTGCCGATATCATCATAGAGCAATGTTATTCCTGCTGCGCCATGAACATGAAGTGTATCGGCATTTGAACCATCTGAGAGTGTTTCCAATTGCGCTGCTGTTACATCGGTATCGCCATCGTTGCCTGTGATGTAAGCGTAATCATGCGCCCCACCGTTTGTTATAGTATCGTGGTCTATATCTGTTGTTAAATCATGCGTATTAACAATATTATTATGGTCTATATCAGTTTCAAGGATAGCGCCTGTTTCTGCTAAAGTCTTTTTAACGAAAGTATCATCGCCTGACGCTACGATAAAATCGTTAGCTGCGTCTGCTAAAGACTGAGGTACATAACCACCTAATAATGTATCTACTTCAGATTCGGTGTAGTACCTAGCGTCATGGTCGGTATTTGTGCCACCAACATCCGGCATATCTGAAAGATCAGCATGGGCAATAGCCTCAGCAGGATCTTGCGTGGCATCCATATTACCGGTAAAAGGATTAAATGTCCACTTTAGAGCCATACTACAATCTTTCTATGATAGTTAAATTCGATCCGGTATAAGCCAATGATAAAGTAGATACCGAAACAGAATTTAAATAGTAAGTAACTAATGTTATATTAGAGCCTGAATACCCTAATTCAATCTTATCGTATTCATAAGGTACAAGGCTTGATAGAATAAGATGTCCGGAAGAATCTCCCAACACCGGATACGCATACGGAGAGGCTGCATCACGCTTTGCATACAGTACGCGCGGCGCGGCATCCGTTGAGTCGAATATCTTTTTTTCGTTAGCCATTACGCCCTCACAGAATTATTGTTATACTTCGCGAGTTCCCAAGCATCATCCCTGAGATAGAGGCTTTCGCCGACCTGAGCATTCTCTGTCATTGCCCTCTCTAATGATACGGATTCATAAAGTTTTTTATATTTATCGCCTAACGATTGCGAATTAACTATCATGTAGGCAATCTCTGAGCAGAGCTTATCGACAAAGGCATCGATAAAAGATGCCGGATACTTGTTCGGCTCGTCGAGATAATAGACATACTTGATGCCTAATGATGCTGTGTTAGACAGGATATATTCGCCTTCCAAGCGCCATGTCGCATCTTCGTCATTCGTTGAGAAGATCCGGATGGCATCTGCCGGTCTTTGATAGACATAGGTTTCGCTTTCAGAGGTGTAATACCAATCGACGGTGTCTGTCGTTAAAGACAAGTTGGCTCTTTTGGTAGCGAAGTTCCATTTGCACTCGCTGAGTATACTGCGGAGGGATAGCTCGTAAACGCGATTTAAGATACGCGCGTTGTTTGTATCGTCATCGATGTTAGTTACCGGATTCGCACCGATGCGAGTCAAAGCATTGTTGAGAATACTTGTTTTTGATATTGCCATGACATAGCTCCTTTAATTAGGGCATAGAGAGGGCGTGCCATAGGCAAACCCTCTCTGCTATGCCATGTTTTTAGGTATAACGAACGATCGTCTTTAGCGTTCCTGCTGTCGGTGCTGTGATAGCCACGCTGTCAAACTTCAGAACGATATTCGTCATAGCTGTTCCTGTGGTAACATACGACATTCCATCGGCATTATCCATCCTCAAGACTTGAACATCGGTTTGCGATGCTTCTTCGCCTTGTGGCTGATTAGTTGTCGCACTGTCGATGAATTTGTCGGTGTCATCCTCTGTTCCGACGGTGATCGTTGCAGTTGTCGGAGTGATCGCAGGGAAGTATACTTCAACGCCTGTGATCTTCTTGTTCGGAGGGATTTTGGCGATCGTTATAGTATCTGCTGAAGTAAGGACAGCCGCCCAAGTATAGGAGTCCATCCAAATTTTCTCAACTGATTTAATATAACCATCACTAATGATATTATCGCCTGTGCCACCGGCATCGTATTTTGTTACATTTGCGCCTTTATAAGCTCCCATTTTTTAATCTCCTTCTTTACGCCTATAGCGTTGAGATTGTTTAACTACAATTACGCGCCATACATATAAACGACGCGATCTTCTTCCAAACGAGTAACACCGATATTCAATTCATAGTAAACTTGCCATGAATAAGAAAGATCCTTTCTCTCATCTGTCCGAACCAAAGGTGCATCAGCTAAAGCCATGCAAAGACCGTATTTTTGGTATGCAATGCCCTCAACCGTTGAACCTAATACTGCTGTTGCTTCCGAGATCCGAGTAGACATGATCCATTTGAAGCCTAACCATGTATCGATCTCGCCTCTAACCAATGCTTTAACCACATTGTAGTCAGAGGATGTTGCCTGCTCGACAGCTAACAGAGAATCAAGCGATGCAGGATCAACTACCATGTAGCGATCTTCCATCTCAACATCTGCTGTATCAAGAGTAGCTTTGATAGTACGAATTTCAGCAAATGTTAATGCTGATGCTGTAACTATTTGGACATTGCCATTAGTTACAGATGTTGATCCGGTTTCACCGGAATAGCTCGTACCGATTGCCGCTGCGATAATGCTATCATCGATCCTGCGACCGAGTGATTGCGCTGCTGCAATGGTATAAGCACTTCGAGGATCAGAGATAGATTTTAACTCGTCGCCCCTGTCTAACAAACGATTGTCATGATAGTCAACCATCAAGCCCATTCTGCGTGAGAGAACCGGATCGTTGTTAGGTGTTACTGTGTTTCTGCCGCCTTTTGTTTCCATCTGCCATTGACCGATTTGATCTTGGAAGAATGTTTTTCCGCGAACATTCGGTTTCATGTAGACGGTGTTGTACAACTTAGAATATTTCTGCTGTGCTAACTGCATAATATTCTGCGAATACGCTTGTGCGTATATCTGATTTTGAGTATCAGCCATCGTATTTCTCCTTTACGATTGTTGTTAATCTTTTGCTGTGCGGAGGATGCTTATCTTTTAACAAGGGCATACTCTTTACTGCATACTTCCTGCCGGACATCTCTGTTTGTCGGCTGTTTATGTTATAAAAGCAATCAGGGCAGTTAAATACCTGCTTGTCCTTTTGCCTTCTGTGCTAAAGATATCAGATGGTTCACGCGATCAACCGCCGCCTGATGCTCTTTGGCTGTAAACTTGCCAGATTGATTCATGTAAGGTCCATCTAAATCCTGTTTGATCTTAGCCACTTCCTCCATTGCTTCGTCAGGAGTGAGGCTAAAGCGCTTCATTTGAAACTCGCCTACCTTGTTCTCAGCAAACTGATCACCGATCTTAGCGAGGAATTTAATGCCTCTTGGATCTTGTGATAATATTGCTGTAAGATAATCATTCATCTCTTGGCTATCAGAGAATTTATTGATCACCATCTGCCCAAGCTCGACATTGGTTTCGTAGGCATCTCCCCATTCGCCACGCAAGGTGTTGACGGTATTTTCAAGAGTCTTTTGATGTTCCTGCAAAGCGCTGTTATAGTTTTCGACATTGATCTCGTTATACACCTTCCACAAACCTTTGGCTTGATCCGGTGTTAGCTTGTGCGAATGAACGATCTCGGAAAACCTGCCTTTATCGATTCCCATTCCTTTCATTGCTTCAGGCGTTTGGAAATCAGGTAAACCATAACCCTCAGCCTTATCCGGTATCCCAAGTGCTTTACTAAAACGATTCCATCCCTCAACATCATTGATGTCTTTCGGAATAGGCACTTTGTCATGTCCGAGTAATTTCTCAAGATTCGCATGGCTTTCAATCGCCTTGTTTAAACCTTCCGGCGTATCCTCAAACTTCTGCAATAACGGTGAGTTACGCAGGTCAGTATTGAGGCTATTCTTCCAACCGCCGGTAGCCGATGGTGCAGGATCTGCTAATCCTGATGTTGTTGTTCCTGTTATTGTTTGCGCTTCTGTTGATGTTGCTTCTGTTGTCGCTTGGTCTTGATTGTCAACTGTTGATTGGTCAAGATTATCAGGCATGATATTATCTCCTTATGTTATTAGTTATTTTTTCAAGAATGCGAATATACTTGATACATCGATCTCAGCTACTAAATAAGCGCTTGCTCTTTCAATATCCACAAAATCTTTCTTGAGTTCAAGTTTAACCTTCTTCAGGTTCTTTGCTTCTTCGCCGAATTGAAATAACAACAGATTTACGCCGACTCCGGCTTCTAACGCATTGCGCTTCTTATCTGTGTAATCATGCGTATGATAAAAGCAAGGATTCTCGTTTAACCATTCTTCAAGGATCGGTGAAGTGTAATTACCTCTGCCGGTTTCCTCAGCAAAACCTATCACCGGAATACCGAACAGGATAGCTACGACCATCGCCACGATGAGAAACTTCTTCATTCTAACTCTCCTTCTTTTTTTGTTTGCGTTTAGGCAATGACTTCTGCCTGTATTCATCTGCCCATCTGCGAGCTATCTTCGGATGATTTGCCCACATATATCTTCTCTGAGCTTCAGATTTAAAAGGCATCGGTAACCCTATTTTCCTGTCTTTGAGCTAACGATACGATCTGATCAGCATTCAGGTCAAGAATAGACTTGATCGTTGCTAACACCTGCCTCTTACCGTCATTGATCATAGTCATATCCGGATTATTCGGAATGAATGCCGGATTATACCAACAGCAAGTCATTTCGAGATATCTTAATACTTCTTTGCCTTGCGGCGAATCAAAAACCAAATGCATATTAGCTTTTAAACCTTTGACATAATCTATATCTGTCATGTTTGGCATTGCATGTATTCCTTTCGGAGTTTTGCGTATTCTTCAATAAATTGCCTTTGTAATTCCACCGGAATATCAGAAGATCTTGTTTTTATCATCCACCAATCCAAGCCAAGCCTCTCTGTTACGATAGACGATAGCAGATCCCTTATATGCTCAACTACCTGATTTTGATCATGTCCGGAGATCATGCCTCCGAGCTTAACCTTTGGAAACCAACTGACGATATCTAGCCGGACAGCATCCTTGCTGTGATTAGCATCGATATAAACATAATCAAGCGATTCATTATCAAAGAGCTTGGCGGCGTGATGCGATTCCTTTCGGATGATATTCACTCGATCTTTAAAAGGTTGCACTCTTTTGCACATTTGCTTATACATTTCTTCAGCTTCCACCGGATCTTGCCGCTTGTCATAAACATCGTAGAAGTCAACTAATGTCAGATGTATGTCTTTATTATGCAAGAGCATCGCCTCCGCGTTATAGCCTTCGTTTACTCCGACCTCAACGCATTTAGCGTTATCGCCTTTGTAGATATTTAAAAACTCCTTGAACGATGCTCTGATCATCTATTGATCTCCTTTTCGGCTCTTGCGACATTGGCATCGATCTCGCTACCAGTCTTTACGATCTCAGCACCTTGCTGAACCTGATTCATCTGTGCCTGCTGCTGTGCTGCTGCTGCCCTTGCATCACGCATAGCTGAGATCTCCTCGTCATCACGCAGGACACTTATAGGACCGCCTAAGATCTGCCATGCCTGATCAACCGCCCTGTCAGATGATATCTTGTCAAGCACCGTAGGATCAAACTGTGCCATTTGACCGACAAGCGTTAAGCCGGATACCAACGAGTTTAGCTCTGATCTGCGCTGCACCTGAGCCAATTGAGATATGCAGTCGATCTCGTATTCCGGATTATCTAACAACTCATCCGGAGGAGGAGGCAGCTTGCCTCTGCGAGAAAGAATGCCAATGGTACGAATAACGATTGGATTTAATACTTCGGAGATATACCTGCCGACAGCAGGTCCGAGTAATGTCATCTTCTCATTAATCCGTTCCATGACCTCAGGATTGTTCATCTGCTTAGTTAAGTTCTCGAATGCCAAGAATACATCATAATACATAATCGACTTGACCTGATTCGAGTAATACTCAAGCGCGTTCAAACCGACTTCCGGATTGCCGAAGTTACCGAATGCGAAGATATCCTTTGCGCCTCCAACCATCTTGTTTTTACGGTAATAATTCACAGCGCGAGGATTAGCGTTAAACGGTAGCAGGAATGCGTTGTTAGGCACAGCCACCGGAGGATCGGTATGCTTCATCATTGCTCGTAGGTTTGTTTTTGCAATGGCATTCAAGATTCGCGCAAACGGTAATGCCTTCATAGCCGGTGAGAATCCCCATTGTATGAACGGTCGTTTGTCAAACCGATGTGTCATTGCCGGAAACTCGTTGTAACCGCCTTCGTCGATGATCGACTTCTGATCAACATCGATCCATTCAGCAGCTATCGGTAAATTCTCTTTGTCGCTTTTGCGGATATCCCTTCTGCTGCGCTTGGCTATATGTAATAAAAACGGATGCTTCTTGTTCTGCCTGCGTTCCGGATTGATTTCTGCCTTCATGGCTGTTGATAGCTTCTCTGTTCCCCACCGTTGCGCTGCCTGCTCTGCTGTGTATTCAAACTCAATGAAGTATTCACATATCCGACCTCGCACATCTTCGACAAGGCAGATTTGCTTAATAGGCAAGTTGTAGAATCGCGCATCGTCTTGGATATCTTCTTCTTCCATCAATGCTGCTGTGCCATAAACTCCGGATGACTTATAAGATGAGATCAACTGATCATAGAAATTCGAACGGTTAAGCGTGTAATAAACCTCATCTTCAACAGCTTCAAGGTAATAACCGACCTTCTTGTTATCCCTGAGTATAGGATCACGCGCGGACAGCTTGAACCATTTAGAAGTCGGAGGAGTTAGATAGTTCATAAAACCTGAGGCTAAAACATCAGCAGCTTCAACCGTTGTGGAATCCCAAAGGTATGTCGCATCGACTTCCGAGCCGGCAAAATACTGCCTGTTGACATTAGCGGCTTCAATGTAGAAGTAATCATGAAGGCTCTGCCAATAGCTCTCGAAGTTAGATCTCTGCCCTTTTAAGGTATTGTAAAAGTCTATAAGCTGCCTTGCCTTCGGATAGGGATTCTTATCCGGCGCAACTTTTGATTTAATTGCCTCAACCATAATTATCCTCCAAGTAAATATTTACGAGCTGTTTGAGCCTGCTGAGTTAATGCGCCTCCGTATATCGTTCTTGTCTTAGGTATTGCCCTTCTGTTCCTTCTGCCTGTAGCCTGATCGACCGGCGCTTCTCCTACCTCTGTCTGAGCAGCCGGAGCAGCCGGAGCAGCTTGAGCCACCGGAGTAGGTTTAGGCATCTTTACTTTTTGATTGCCTCCGAACCATGATGCGACAAATGACATTTTGAGCCTCCTATTCGCCTAGCAAGTATTTTCTTGCTGTTTGAGCTTGACCTGCAATGCCAAGCGGATTCGTATATATTGTTTGCGTTTGTGCTTGCTTGCGCTTTCTTAATCTATCGCCTGCCTGTTGTGCTGCTGTTGATCGAGCTTCAGCCATCTCTGCGGCAATGCGTTTGCTGTCGGCTGTTGCCTGCTCTCTTGCCTTTGCCATCTCAGCTGTTTGAGCTTCAATAGCAGATCGTTGTTTTTTAGCGGCTTTAGCCGGAGCTTGTAACATCTGCGATGCACCATAGGCAGCACCACCGACTACGCCTGCACCAACAGCAGTTGATGCCGCAGCCGCAGCACCAATAGGGCTAACACCTGATCCAAATAAAATACTTGCTCCAATACCGGTAAGGAATGACATAGCGCATCTCCTAATTCATATTATATTTATGTAAATACGATAAATCCTGATTGAACCAAGATATCGTTTTCGGCTTGTGCCGCCTCTTTACTTCTCTAATGCCTTGTAATATATTCTTAACAGATGATCCGCATACCATGAAAAAGTGTAGGTTATTGCCTTCTTCCTTCAGCAACTCGGCTATGACTTCCGGATCAGATAGATCTATCAAATCGAGATTCTCGTATGTAATATCGGTCAATGTCATATACACCGCAACGCCTTTAATATCAGGATTGCGGATCACAACTATCTTGTCGGCATACTTCTCGACCATCATCTCGACCATCTCTTTTGTTATTTGAGGCAAACCGTAATCAGCCGGATTGTATTTATTATAATAATTTCTCATAAGGTAATCGCCTATTTCGCTCACCGGATTCCTGCAATAGAAAACAAAGATTCTTCTTTGCTGTATTTCGGCACATTGATATACTGCCGGTCTTGCTGTTCTTTAACCTCACCGATCAGGCTCGCAGCCATTATAAGCGAATCCGCTTTATTCGGTGATTTGATCTTGTATTTATTACGCATGACCTCTTTAGGAATTAACCGCTTGCGCTGTTGATGATCGAATTGGTATCTCAGCGTACAAAGCTCTTTCATAAGATCGGTATCATTCAACGCAAGATGTCCGGCATCGATCATGTCCTTGACTTTGTATGTATTCGCTGTGCGAGGATTCGCATAGTTCTTATTGTCTTTATAAGCTAATATCGGATTGCGGAAACCGACGAAATGCTCTAAACCTCTGCCTTTAGTCAATGTATCTAACGGTCCTGATCCCAAACCATCCTCATCGATGATTGATGTATTTACCTCGTACTGATTTGCTGTCATAAGAATGCGACCGGTAGTATAATTAAGATCTCGATGTTCCCATTCATCGGTGAAGATCTCCTCCCAATGCAATGCTCCCATCTGTTGCAGGATCACGCAGGCGCATTTGTCATCGCCATAGCGTGCAATGTCAAAGCCGGCAAGTCGCCTACCGTATCCGGTTTTAAGCTCATGCTTATTCGTTGATGTCTTTAACAGATCATCAAATGCGAATACAGCATCCTCAGATTGCGCCAAAGGCTCACCGAGCCAAATATGATTATAATCAGATTCCGACTTCTTTTTACACTCGTTAGCCTCTCTGATCAGCGCTTGCGTGCAATACGGATTATCGTTGTAATTCAAATGAATATGAAAGCAATCTTCCCTGCCGACGAACATCTCATAAGCCGGATCATTCGGCACATGACGGTTCATAGTAAAGAAAATCTTTGCCTTCTCTTTCCGGATGGTGGGGATCAAAACATCTAAGGTCTGTTTGGTCAATGCCTGTGATTCATCAATCCACACAATATCGATTCCCTCCATGCCCTGTATATTGAAACTGCCTTGCTCCCTGAAGCCTCTGAAGTTTATATCCGATTCGCTTTTCCGATGCATGATCTTCTGCGATTGAACCTCGTAGTTCAAATTGAATTGATGCACAAGATCCGATAGCAGAGAATACACCGATTCGTTAATACTCTTTTGAATCTCGCGACCGCATACAACGCGCAGTTTTTGTCTTTCAGCAAGATACAATATCCATCTTCCAACAGCATGTGACTTACCGCCGCCTCTGCCGCCTTCGATAAGAAAATACCGATAGTCATTTATTTTCTCAACTATCGGCAACAACTTTTGAGGCATCTGTAATATTTCAGGGATTTTCAATCGATCAGCCAATATCAGCCTCCAACGGTTTGCCATCAATCTCAACTGCCGGCATCATAGTAACATTGGCATTAATCGTTCCGTCAAAGGTAGTTTGATTTTGCGTTGGAGCTAATTTCGATCCAAGCTGTAAGGCTATCTTTATCTTATTGGCTTCCGAGAATTTATGGAAGTTGTCAATCAGATAATCATGGCACATCTGATAGAGGCGTTCCTGTTTTTTCCTAAGAGATGGCTGGTTACCTTTGAAGGAGGGAAGTTCGTTTTCGGACAGTTTTTCACTCATACTATAAATATATAGTATAAAAGAAAATCAAGGAAGGACTATCCACAATATATTGCGAATATCTTTTATATGGTAACTCGCCTCGACGGAATGGTTCTGTTTGTTTTCCTATCGCTTCGCATCACAATAATATGATGGATATACTGACAGCGCGAATCACCACAAGTCTTGCGGATAAGTTTCCGCTTGCTGCAGTAAGGACACAATTTTTTTTCATCTTGCATTTTAATCCCTGACGACAAAAATAGAATTCGGTATTAAATATCGATACATATTATATGCTGTTTCTTTTGCTTTTGTTTTACTGCTGTACATCTCTGAATGATACAGTATCCGACCGTTACGCGCGATGATGCGCGAGTACCATTGACCGGACCTGTTACAGAGTACCTGAATCTTATATCTGTAATTCATATGCCCTCCTATGATAAACTGCCCTGATGAAACATCCGCATATATTCCTTACCATCAATCGGCTCGTTTCGTTTAACGAATAATGTTTTATTGCTTTTATGCCAACCTGTTTTCTTGCGCTTGTGCGTTCTGTTACCGCTTTTTTTTGATCCCATATTATTTCCTGATTACTTTATATTCAATACATACATCATCAACTTTTTCCACACAATACCATCTGAATATCTCCGGATTAATATTCTCTGGATTCACTCCCCTCACCGGCTGAGTTGTTACGCAACCGGAGAGGAGCAGGAAGATGACAATGACGAAAACGAGTTGCCATCTTGTTCTATTACGCCTGACCGCCAAGTTCACCATAATAGCCTACTCCTTTCCAAAATGATCTTTATTTCTTCTTTGCTTTTTTAGATTTCTTTTTCTTCTGTGCTTTGTAAGCCATTATCATCGCCTCCTTTCAGTATTTTAATACTCTCAATAAATGTCCTCCAAATCGATATCAGCTTCACCGGCTTAGATCTTTTAGCCTCAACCGTTACCTCGTACATCGAATAGCCAAGCTCTTTAGCCTTCCGAAGGATCTCTATGTCAAACGCAAATGAATTACATTCCCAATCCGGAATCTTATCCCTACGGAATGCCTTGATCCCTGTTTGCGTATCGACCGGAATGGCGAACATAATATAAATATATAATCTTGATAGTAGTGTTACTATATATCTAAATATATTATCTCGCGTGTCTTTCTTGCCGACCACGATGTCAAACTCAGCCATATGGAACATCAGCCTGCGGATCATCTTCGGATGAATATCATGATCACCGTCAAGGAAAACAACGATCCTGCCTTTTGCTAAACGCAAGCCTTCTCGGATCGCCCATCCCTTGCCTTTCCGGTAGCGGTCGGTAACAACGATAACCTGCGCCTTCGGATAGTAATGTAAGATATCATTAACTACATCCGGCGCGTGTTCCTCAAGCTGACTTGGTATTATTATGCTTAACATATTTACGGTATGTGTTCTCCAACGATAACATGATATCCTGATCAACCGTCTTGTCAGAATAGCCTATCTGCTTGCGTGCCTCGTTGCAGAGCCAAGTTTTTACTCCGTTTCTCTTGATCTCGTTCTTATACTTCCTTACAAATGCGATCTTCTTCTCAGCGCCTAGCTTGCTGTTGCCCTTGTGCCTTGCCTTCCACTTGTCGTAACCGTTTAGCACATTGCAAACGCATCGCCACGCCGGATTCTTATTCTTGTAAGCCTCCATGTAGATCAATGCGCAATACGGATGATGTTCTCCTGCCGGTCTTACCATTTCCTGCTCCTTTCTTATAGTAAAATAGTTGACTTCCCCTGCCTGAAACCCCTGATCAATTCACCGACCTGCTGTTCCTGCCCTTCCGGTATGTTCTTCTCTGCCTCGCATAAATACTCGTTAGCCTCTTTCTCGTTGCGCATGACCCTCAAGGCTGTCGCTATGTTAAACAGGATCTTAAACTCCTTCGGAGATATATTCTTAGCCATCACCCAAAGGATTATCGCCTCTCGGAATGATTGGCTATCCCATCTTTTCATGGCGCGGATATGCCAAGCGAACCACGAATCCGGAGAGTTCAGGCAGGCGTTCTCGATCAAATAATAATCATCTGTATAGGCATCCATGTAAAACCACATCTTCGTCGCATACATGGCGATAAACGCACCGACCAACACCGGATAGCTGTGCAAGACTATCGCTAACGCCATCATCAAACCGGCGCAAGGCAGGTACATATATCTCTCGGCTATCTCTTGGCTCATCCGGAACATATTACAAAACGGTAAAATGCCGACCGTATACCACATCAGGCAGAACGCAAACTGCCGGTCAGGATTATAAATATAATTCAATAGCACAAAAGAAATAACAGCAACACCCATAAAGAAAAAACGATCAAACGCATATGCTCTCCTTTTCATGATCTCGTTGCCGGCTGCGCTTTGCAGGAACGAATGATAAAAGGTATTCTTGAACGGAATCAGGCACAGCATAAAATAAAAGCCGAATGTCTTTGTAAACAGGATCAGCTTCTGCGGTTTGATCTTCTTATCTTCTCCAAACATATCCCTGTTCATTTTTTCCGTAACACTCTTGCGCATCTTCTTATACCAAAAATACCAAATAAAAGGCATAAACAACAGAACCCACTTTATGTTTGAGAATAAGAACACCAACGGAATGATATAGCCGAGATGCCAATAGCCTCCGGCAAACAAAAATAAAGGCGAGAGGATAGGAATCGTCAATGACATCAAGGCGAACAGCGTAGGATAGACATAGCCTCTGCCGGCGATCCACACCGAGCCTTGATTGGTAGCCGGATTGAAGGCGAACAGAAGCGCCGCAAGGAAAGAGATATCCGTTGCGCCGAATGCGAGATAGATAAACACGCAAACAAGAGCGTGAATCCATATCGTTACAAAGTGATCTAACTGCGGAAAGATCCGAATCGAACCGATCAGATTTCTAAATAGCTTTTTATACTTCGGCAGGTTCTTATCGTAACCTCTTTTGTAGACAGCGAGATCATCGCTTGTATATTTATAACACAAACTCTTTGAATAAAATATCAAGTTAGCGACGAGAATTATGCAGATTCTTTCGGCTATTTGCCAATCCACTCCGTATCCCCTTTATCATGTATAAAAAATCTTCCCACTCTTTGAAGTCTTTGATCTTGTTGAACCAAAACTCCGGAAATCGACACACATGGTATAGCCTTCCTCCGATGCCTCGATCCACCGAATCCTGCCCTTCTTCCTGATACAAAGACACTTGCGCGGTTTTCGCGTATCCTTTTTTAAGCATCTTATGAACGAATCCAAGAGTATTACATTCTTCGTTATAACTCTCCCATCCGTATCCATGCATAAAGCTAAGATGCGCGTCAAGACCTGATCGAGCAGCATCTCTGATAACTGTTTCGATGTCATCGGCTTTCACTCCTTTGTTCAAACGATCCAATGTTTTTTGGTTGATACTCTCAACACCAAATAAGATCATCCGGAATCCGGCATCCTTCATTAAACTGAAATTAATATCCTTCGTTATTCTCATGTTGCAACCGAGCTTTATCTTCCAATCCTGATCTATGATTGTTCTGCAAAACTGATCTAACCAATTACCTATCGGAAATGTACCGCTATCATCAAAAATCTCTTTAAAGCCGAGCCTCCTGCAATCTGCTATCTCTTTCATCACATCATCTATCGACCGGACACAATACTCTTTTTTATTCTCCACGCAAAAACTACACTTACCATGCCAACAGCCATCAGCCACCTGCATATGCGTTGCCGGATGATATTTGTAGTTACCATATTTTTGATATTTCGGATCGAATGCCTTAGTCCATAAACGATCAGGCGCAGGCAGCTTCAAAAAAGGCAATCCCTCCGGAGTAAGAATAATCCGATCGACCTGACCTTTGTATCCGTTCCAAAAAACCTGATGCCCTTTCTGCCGATAGTATTCTGCCTCCATAGCCATCAGCACCGGATAAATATACACCGGCTTTTCACGCTGTCGTTGCTGAGAGTATTCGTTAGTGAAATAGGCTATTCTCACATCTCTCCTATTATACGCTTGACT